GACTTTATTTTAGGGTTGTAATGCAGCTATACCACATCGACGGCAAAACATACCCGGTCGACCCGCATCAATTAGAAGGGCTGCAACATTTGCGGGACAATCCGCGCGCCGGGTTATTCTGGGAAATGAGTCTAAGTAAGACCGCGGTCGTATTGTTGTATATTAGTGAAATGAGGTTTGGCGCTACTTTGATAATAGCGCCGGACAAAGTAGCGCGGATAACTTGGCCAAAGGAATTAAGAGACTGGAAAAACTTCCATCATTTATCTTTTAGTGTTGTTACCGGGAATGAAGAACAGCGCCGGGCCGCATTAGATAAACGGGCGGATATATACACAATAGGAGCGCAAAATTCCGTATGGTTATTTAATGAATATTTTAAAAAGAAGTCGGGCAAATGGGTTGGCGCGTTGCCTTTCGATTATATTGTTTTTGATGAATCGACTTTGTTTAAATCAAATTCTAGCGAGCGATTTAAAAAGATGCGGCGCGCGGTTAGGTCTATTGAATATCGCACTATTTTAACAGGTACGCCAATACCCAACGGGGAAATCGATCTTTGGTCACAAATATGCTTACTTGACGACGGCGAGCGCTTAGGGCATACTTTCGGCGAATACGTGGATAAATTCTTTACGACCCGCGGGAATGGAATGATAACCTACGAATACAAACCCAAGAAAGGCGCGGCGCGAACTATCGCAAAAATCATTGGGGATATTGTCAGCGCAAAAAATACCCGCGATCATGTTAAATTACCAAAGCTTCGAATCGTTGACGAGGTCTTAGAATTTGATGGTTTTGAAAAGGAGATATACGAATACCTAGAAAAAGAATACGTTTTAGAAAATCTAGCGGGCGAAGATATAACCGTTAAAAGCGCTAGCGATTTATCTAATAAACTTTTGCAGCTAACGAGCGGCGCGGTTTATTACATGGAAGAAGGGAGGCGGTATTACATGGAGTTAAATACTTTGAAACTTGATACGCTTGGCGAACTTTTCGAAGAACACCCTGACGAGAATTTTATAATAGTCTATCAATTTCAGCACGAAGTAGAAAGGATTATCGAGCGTTTCCCGTGGGTCGAATTGTTTAAAACAGAAAGTCAATATGAGCGATGGAACGCGGGGGAAATACGCGGGTTGTTAGGGCACCCGGCCGGAATGGGTCACGGGTTAAATATGCAATACGGCGGGCGGCGAATGGTCATGTTTTCGGTTACGTGGAATTTAGAGCATTACGCGCAAGTGATTAGCCGCATACTCCGCCGGGGATTAGAGGGTGATATGTGGCTGCATAGACTTTTGGTTAGGGGCACAAGAGATATGAAAGTCCGTGCGCGGCTTGGGACTAAACAAACAAATCAGCAATTTTTAATGAATGAGGTAAAAGAGTTAATGAATAAATACGATTTGACTTAAAAAATATGGGTTACATTAAATTGAAAGGTCACGAAAAGCCAACCCCGGACAGCGAGCGCCGCGCTAAATCTTTTATCCGTTGGTATTCATTGCGGATTGATACGCTTCGCAAAGATTGGTTATATGTCGGGAAATACGACGACGAGGTCGCCACAGATACCGCGCTTTATATTTACGACTGTATAGCCTTGAAGGGCTTGCGGATAACCGGGAAATATAAATTTTATTTCTTGCGGGCATATCATATGCGGCTATTAGCGGAGAATCAAAAGAAAGCGGTTGCGGCGAAACGTTTTATTTACTTGGACGACCCCGACGTAAATTTAGAAATAGCTGCTAGCGATTTTGAATGTTTCGAAAAAGCATTAGACGCGCTAAATACGGAAATGATGGATTACGTCCGCGCCAATTATTCAGCGCTTGAAAGTTCTTTGTTTGAAATTTACATAGCGCTTCAGCCCGATATGAGTTATAAAAGATTGGGTAAAATGCTGGGATATTCGCCTAATAAGATTTGGCCGATTATTGGCGCTATCCGCCGCGACCTTTGCGAGAAATTCGCCGCGCGCCGTGCTGCAATGCCTTTCTAGCGCTCAAAGTTACCCACTCACGTATGCGTATATTCGGCTAAGCAAATATACAAAGCTTAGTTAAAGCTCAATTAATCATTATTTATCTTTTAATCGTATGGAAACAATTCTATCCTATTTAGCCGTTTCGGCTTGTGCCATGTTCACCGCTTGGGAATTAGCCCGGTACTTTGTCGAAGTGCGGCGGCCGCTGTTCAATTTTAAACCTTTCAATTGCCGCCCGTGTTTTACCTTTTGGGTGACATTCGCAATGTGTTTAATATGTTCAGCCTTGGCGCCGTTCGGCTTTGTTTGGTGCGTCTTGGGTTCCGCGGTATTATCTCTAATCAATTATTTATTAATCAAATCTAAAACTAAAATTTATGAGTAACACAAAAACAAAAGGGCTCGCTTATTCTGAAGCGTCCCCGGAATTAATCGCACTGGCAAAAGGCGTTATCAAAGAGGCGGCCGGGCATCGGTATAGTGTTAGCCGGATTTATTCAGTTTACAACGCAATCAGCGGCAAGACTGAAGACCCGCAAACCTGTTCGAGTTGTTTAAGAGCAAGAGCCCGCGAGATTGGCAAATGGCTAGAAGACGGCGCCAAGGCTTCGAAGGGCTCGGAGCAGGTCGAAGCACCCCAAACCGAAAACGAGGGCACCACGGGCACCGCTGAAGGCGTGGCGGACAAGGTGCCGACCCCGGAGAACACCGAGGCGGACAAGGTGCCGACCCCGGAGAACACCGAGGCGGAAAACGTAGCCGATCAGCAGGGCGCGGAGCCCGTAGCCGATCAGCAGGGCGCGGAGCCTGAACCCGCTTTTGAAGTGCTGGCAATGGCAGACGGTTCCGAAATCGTATTTACGCCAAACGACGGCGCGGTATTGGAAGACGGCACGAAGGGCGTTGTAAAAACCGCGGAGGGTGGCAGCATCAAAGCGGGGACTTATAAGACGCTTGACGGCGGCGAAATCCGCGTACAGGTTGGCGGCAAAGCTACCTATTTGGAAAACTTTGATGACTTAGCAACCTAAGCGATGGAAGATTTCGGAATAGGGCGGCTGAAGGGGCGCGAGACATGGCAGCTAAAAGCAAAGCATAACCCCGCCCGCATATTTGCAGACGCGGCTTTGCTTTTAGCACATGCCGAAGCCTATTTTAGCTGGTGCGATACGCACCCGCGGTTTAAGTCCGATTTAGTCAAATATAAGGGCGGTTATGAAATAGCAGAGATTCCGCTTCGCCGCCCTTATACCTTTGACGGGCTTTTTGGATATCTCGGGGTTACGCTGGGGTATTTCAGGGCGGCAAAGGCTAACATTTTGGAAAAGCAGGAGCGCGGATCAGCTACTAATTTCGACGAGGAATTATTGAATGCTTTCGCGGAAATTGAAGCACGGATTAGAAACGAACAAGTAGAGGGGGGCTTAGCCGGACAATACAAAGAATCATTAGTAGCGCGGCTAAACGGAATAGCGGACAACGTTAACCAAAATAGTACAGGTAGTTCAATCGTCCGCGTTACCGTCCGCGACAAAGAGACGGCCGATAATTTAGACCTGTTAACGGATTTATTGCGATGAAAGGTTTTTATCTGATTACCGCTGACAATTGGTTTAATGCCCCGGACGGCCGCGCGTACCGCGCCGTTTGGGGTAATGTCGAAATACTTCAAGATAGTTTCTTGGGCGTGACGACTAACCGCAATTCTGCAAACTGGTTCGCCAAGGTAGGCACCGCGGAAAACCACGTATTAATCGCGGGGTGTCAAATACATTACGCGGTTAAATGCTACGCGCGGCCGTTTACCGGGTCGACGCCGGATTATACGACCGAAGGCGGCGCGCTCAAAGAATTCGAACGCCCGACCCAAATCTATATCGCGGAGTAGATGGATACTACCAAAGTTTTTAGTAAGCTGCTAGCCGCCTATCTAGACCCAAAAATTCGTATCATTGCATTGCGCGGCGGTACGCGTTCCGGTAAGACTTGGGCGGCTGTTCAGCTTTTAGATGTTATCGGCCGCAAGTCCGGCAAAAAACGGGTGATGTCTGTAGTATCGGAAACAATGCCGCATTTGAAGCGCGGGGTAATTCGCGACTTCCAAAACATGTTAGAAAACGAAAACGTTTGGGCGCCCGGCCGCTGGCATGATACGGACAAGGTTTATAGTTATGACCGCGCCAAGCTTGAATTTTTCAGCGCCGACGAGCCTAAGAAAGTGCATGGCCCGGCGCGCGATATATTGTACATGAACGAATGCATAAATAATGAATACGAAACGTTCAGACAATTAGCAATTCGAACAACGGAAAAGATTATTTTAGATTATAATCCCGCTTGGGAATTTTGGCTAGATACCAAGTTAGCGCCGCACCGTTCTGATATGGTTATCATTGATAGCACCTACCTAGACAATGATTTATTAACCGCGTCGCAAATAAGCGAAATCGAGTCGAACCGCGAAGTAGACCCGGAGTGGTGGAAAGTTTACGGCGAGGGCAAGACTGGCAGCGTCGAAGGGCTAATCTGGAAGAACTGGGATATAGTGCCGACAATGCCGAAGACATTTAAAAAAGAATGGATTGGTATAGATTGGGGATGGACAAACCCAACGGCCGTGGTGCATATCGGTTTGGGCGAGCGCGGCGAAGTATGGCACGACGAGCTATTATACGCCCGCGGCAAAGATAATCCGGATATTGCGCAAGTCATCAAGGATGCGGGCTTGACTCATTTAGAGGCTATTTGCGATAGCGCGGAGCCTAAAAGCATTTCGGAGTTAAAAGGGCTTGGCATACCCAACGCAAAGCCTACAGACTCCAAAGAAGTTGATTTGGGTATTCGAATAGTCAACCGCTATAAAAAGCACTACACCGCGCGGAGCCTTGGGCTAATCGATGAAATCAGAAAATACCGCTACGCAAAGGATAAGAAAACCGACGAGTACACGAATGATGTAGTTAAGAAATTTGACCACGGCCGCGACGCGGAAAGATATGTTTACCTTTCCCGCCTGTCTAATGTCCCTAGCGGCTTTGATGTGACGGTAGGGCACGCCGGGCGTAAATCAGCATAAACCATTTAAACCACATAACAGCATGGCAGCATTTAGCAAACGAAGCGAGGATAACCTAAAAGGCGTTCACCCGAAATTAGTCGAAGTATTACGCGCCGCGATAGAAGACGCGCCGCAAGACTTTACAATAGTTAGCGGCGTGCGTACTGAAGAAGAACAGGTGGCACTATACGCCCAAGGCCGGACAGCGCCGGGGCTGAAGGTGACGCAATCGGACGGGGTGCGAAAGCGTTCAAACCATCAAACCAAAAAAGACGGCTTTGGATACGCGGTCGACGTTTACCCGTTCGACAATGGCAGCGTACAAGTCAACGCACCGCGCGAAGACTTCGAAAAGATAGCGCGGCATATTCAAGACCACGCGGAGCGCCAAACGGTTCTAATCGATTGGGGCGGGGATTGGAGAACGTTTAAGGATTTGCCCCATTTAGAGCTTGTCAGCTATGCAGTCGACTAACGCACCGCGGCCGGGCGCCTCAACGGTTGCGACCGTCGGGCTAATTGGCATAGTGATAGGCTTTTTATTGGGCGGCCTGTCCTATAAAAAGTTTGACAAGCCTTGCATGGAATTACCCGTAATAGCTATAACTAGCGACACCGTCACCGTCCGGGATACTTTGCGATTGGAGGTTCCGGCGGCCGTGGATTCTAGCCCGGTTAGACGCGATACCGTTTGGCTTCAAATTAGCCCCGCTGGCAGCTCGGGCCTATTGGATGGGGTCGAAGTACCCCCAAAGCTTTTGGAGGCCGACACGGTGCCCCGCTTGCAGCCGGACGGGGCTTTAGTCATTCCAATTAGCAAACGCGAGTATATGACAAAGGATTATAGGGCGGTTGTCGAGGGTTGGCGGCCGCGGCTAATCAGTTTGGAGGTTTACCCGGAAACGCGGATTATAACGAATAACATTACTAAATTAAAAAAGCCGCGTTATGCAATCGTTGCGGGCCTTGGCTTGGGATACGACGGCGAACACGTCCGCCCGGAAATAGGCTTTAAAGTCGGGCGCGTGTTGTGGTCAGGCAAATGAGTAACCGCAAATAAAAAAGCCGGACTGTTTAGCCCGGCTTTATTGTTTTAACATTGTTTTAATACTTATTCTATCCGCGTCCGCCTGTATTCGATGATTTCAGAATAAGGCTTTTTAAATACCGTTTTAGCGTTTGCCTCCATTGCATGTTCGGCCGGATTTTCAGCGCTTCTAAAGTCGCTTATCTTTTCATCGTATAGTATGGTTATTTCCGGGTCGTACTTGTCCGCGTTGCGCTTGAAAACGTAATCTTTTTGCAAGTCTTCGACGGCGGTCAAACGCCCGAAGCGGTCTTGGAAGATCAGCGGGAACCCGTTCATATCACATACGTAAAAGGTAAGCGCGACCGGAATTTGTTTAGGTACTTGCGTTTGCTCTTGCAGCGGTGCGGCTACCTGTTCAATGCGTTCGGGCCTTCGGTCTTGACCATGCACCGCGACGGCGGAGACTAAGAGCGATAGAACTAATAGTAATTTTTTCATGTGGTGTTTGTTTGAATGAATTTCAAATAAAAGCATAAGCCCCCATATTATCAACAACGCATTGCAAATAAAATTGATCGTCCGCGTCTGGGCCTAATTTGAGGGATTCCGAAGCACCCGGTAATAATTGCACCCGGTTGTTTATAATGGCAGCAAACCCGGTGGAGATAGGCGCGGCGTCTTCAATCTTAATGCTGCTATGGGTTACGACGTCCGGGAATATGACAGGCATAAAACAGCCCGACCTATGTCTAAATATTACGTATTTCACAGGCTATCAGTTAACGCTTTTATGCTGTCATATTTCCGGTTTTCATCGTAGATCATGTTTTGAAGTTCGAGCCCTTTTATTTTGATGTTCAGCGCGTCGACCTCTATTTGTCGCCGTTGCGCTTTTTCTTCTTTGGACTCGCCGCCGCACGCGCTAAGCAAAAGCAGCGCGGCGAAGATTAGCATTTTAACGGGGTACGCTTCATTAATAGCCTCCGCCGCCTTCAGCGCAAGGCGTGCGACTTTGAGCAGGTGAACCGCGGCCTGTCTGTAGGACAGCGCCGGGTTTTCAGGGTTGGGCGTCTCGATAAGTTCGGCGGCTTTTCCGCCTTCTTCAGCAACGGCCAAAATGTTTTCTAAATGTTCTTGTTTCATAAATAAGAGAGTTTTAGGATTAGACAATAAACAGCGGTACAAATAAGCGCCGCACCATAAAAGGACAAAGCAAAATAAACAACGCCGGATTCTTTGCGGACGGCGTGCCCCGCGTAAATCAGCGCGGCACCTAGCGCAAGGGCGAAGATTAGAAAGGCTATGTTATGCATACATTTTAGATTGGTAGGTTCTTACAACGCGCTCGATTTCCTGCTTTAGAAAGCCATTGACGCGGCCGTCAACGTGAAAGTCGAGAAACTTAACGCGGTATCTTGCCGGGGTTTCTTCTAACACTTCTACGCGCGTGTTGCCTTGTCCAAATGTTTTGACCGGGTAAAACTCGACTAGATAAAGATATTTATAAACGCCTGTCTTCATTGCCAGTATGATTTTAAAGGGTAAACGTTTAAAATAAATGAGATTTCCACGCCTTCAGCTTTTGCGACCTCCGCGACCTGTCTATTTGAAAAGACTTTTAGAGTCCCGTGTGCGTCGCCGTTTCTCATTACCAAAAAGCGGGCTTTGCCATATCGGCAATGCACCGCGCTTTTTGGTAAGATCATTTTATATAGAAAACCTTTCACAACAAGTCCGCGCCGGGCGGGTGTTCTTTCCAGTACCGCAAATCACTAAATGCTGTTAACTTCCAACCGTCCGGGAAATTGTTGTCCGGGATACGGTCTAAAGCGCCGTCGAGTACGTAGGCAATAATTATTCTATCGTCTACCGTGTCGACCTCATATATGCCGCCTTCTAGCTCGAAGACGTCCCCGCGTTCTAAGTCCATGTTAAACCTAAATATCTTTCAAAAATTCGTCTATAGTCACCACGCGCGCGGATAGTTGGGATAGTGCGGCCTTTGTATTTTGCACGGCCGTATTAGCCTTTTGCAGGGCGGCGGGGTGTGCATGCTTCAGGCGTTGCGCCTTGCCGCGTTGCAATCCTAAATTGATATTTAGTTTAAATGCCTCGTCCGCGGCGGCCTTGCGCTCCGCTGTCCATTTCTCAATTAATTGTTTCTTAGTCATATTTTTTACGGTTAGCTTTATCCTGTTTTTTGGGTTCTTTTGCAACGTCCGCCAAAACGTCTGAGGCCGTGCCGGGGTCGATGTTGCTAACGTAGCCGGATTCTAGCCCAGCATCGGTTAGGTTGTAGACGATAATAGAGAAGGCGACGCCGGGGGCCGCGGCGGAAATCATTCGCGCCAGTTTGTTTAGAAAGGCGTCTTCAATCGGTTTGCTCATGCTTTAATTTAGTTATTAGGTTTTGAATGTGTTTAGCTTTTAAGCGCCGCCTTTTTCCGTTGCGCTGACTGTAGGTATATTCATAAAGCAGCGCGCCGGGACGACCTCGGAAGTAGTGGAAAACCATTTTAGAAATGCTAACCGCGGCGACCGTTTCGAGTGAAGGAAAATCTATCCATTCGTAAAGCGGCACAACCTTAACCCGCGCGTACTTTCGTATTAGGTCAACGTGGACGGGTTCAGATATTATTTTTTTTGTTCATTTCCTTTAATAGCTTTAGCGTTTGACTTGTAGTTTAAGCGGTGCAAAAATGCCATGCTCCGCGCTTGGTTTTCGTTTAGCGGGTTAAGATTCAACTTAGCGCCGCCGCTCCATACGTTCCACATTATGAGAGTTGTTTAATTCTGTTATTGATCCATTCTATACGGTGCCTAATTATTCCGGGGTTCCAGCAAAAATGCCCGACGGCGTACGGCGGTAAATCCGCTAGCGCGTGACATATTAAAAATTCGCGTTCCTGTAGGTTTATGAGGTTATTTCTAAAGCATTTGCCAACCCAACCGCAAAGCCCGGTCTGGAATAAGTCCGGCCGCGATAGGACGATTTCCCAGAGTTCTTTTTCAGTTCTCATAACTCGCGGATTGACCTAAGAAAGTTTGAACCCGCCGCGCCAATTCTAAAATAATCTTCGCCGCTTTCGTAGGGCACCCGCTCCGCTTCGAGTATGTCCCGGACTAATTCTGAATTATCTTTCAAAGGGTGCATTGCGGGATATATACAACCGTATGCAATAGAACACGCGGAAAGCGCCGCCTTAACTTTCGGGCACGGTACGCCCTCGGGGGTAAAAACTATTTGTTTGGTTTTGTCTGTCATCTTATCAACGGGTTGTGTATGGATCAAAAGTAAAT